AGAGGGAAGAGAGCTCGTCGGCGTACTCGGCGAGGATGTCATCGACGAAGCTAGTCGTGATTGTCCCGGTCTGCCCCACGCTCTCGGAGCTGATGCCCTCGAAGCGTACTCGGTTGAGCATCTTGACCGTGGCATCCACTACGATGCTCTCGGCCAGTGCGGGCAGCTCGTCGGCACCGATGCGGAGGCACACCCTATCTGAGATGGTCTGGATGTCCTCGAGCAGCTCGGCCTCAGAGGGCTGCACCTCCCAGCCGGTGAGCCTCGTCGTTACTCGGTCGAGCATGTCCGCCGTAGCCATCGGCCTAAGACTCCCCGGCGATGGTGCCCTTGAGCACAGCGTCGGAGACCTCAGGGAAGATCTTCACGCCAGTGAGGAGCAGCGTGTCGACGGTAGCGTTGACGGTGGCGGTGGAGTGGGTGATTCCCACAAGGCCAGTAGCGTCGCTGGTGAGACCGAAGGTCTGGGCCACATCTCCACCGGAAGCGGGAACATAGGCGATGTTGATGTTTCCAGCTGCAGTCCCGAACACGGAGCCAACGGGAATCTTGCCGCTCAGGATGAGCGTGCCGAGACCCAAGAAGGATTCGAGGTAATCGAGTCCGAAAGCGGTCTGCGTCGAGACCTGCGCGGAACCGAGATAGGTGGCTACGTCAGTGGGGTTGGCGAAGAAGACGAAGCTAGGCGTTCCGCCGACGTTGGTGATGTCCTCGAAGATGACGTTGAGCGCGCCCCACATCTGGGCGAGTGCGCCTTGCAGCCCGTCCCCAGAGGGAGAGGTCGCGGTGGTGGAGGTGATGGCCTCGATGAGGTCAGACTTCACCTGTGCCTCGATGGCCCCGACGAACTGGCTATCGGTGTCGTTGAGGGCAAGGGCAAGTCCCTTGTCCTGGATTGCCTCTGCCGAAGTGTTCCGACGGAACTTCTGCAGCGTCATCTCGATGGTCTTGTCCAGCGCACGGGAGACCTTGCTCAGAGGGATGTAGTCACCCTCGGCAACGTTGCCGTCCTTGATGTCAGCGGTGTACTTATAGGTCTTGACCGATGCCCCGCGCGGGACGCTCATAAGGCTCGAGATACCCAGGAGTTGCTGAAGCGTCTGGACACCCGTGCCGAAGCGATTGACGTAATCGATGGAGATCTCAGGCGCGAGGTCAGCGCTCGCGGTGAGATTGGTCTCCGGATAATTGATGGTTGCCATTTAATCCTCCTACTGTTTGCCCTCGAAGAGATCCAGGTGCGCACGAATTGCGGCCTGCCTCTCGATGGGATTGCTAATGCCTTCGATGTCCTTCTTGGTCATGGCCTTCGCAGACGAGCCGGACTTAGGCGGAGTCCCCTTGAGCCTCTCGGTCACCGCCGTCTCGACAGCTGCCTTGAAGGTCTCGGCGAATGCGTCGATTGATGCCTTGGTCTGCTCGGCATCGTCGCGAATGAGCGCGGTCACCAGGTCATCGGACACGTCCACGCCTTGCTCAGCGAGTTGCTTGCGTGCCTCTGTGGTCATCTCCGAGACGGCTACCTTGTGCTTGAGTTCGGAGAGTTCCTTCTTGCTCTGCTCAAGCTCGTAGTTGGACTTCTCGGTAGCGCTCATCTCGGCGAGCTTCTGGGCTTCGGCTACCTTTGCCTCTTGGTCCTTCTGCCATTTCGCGAACTTCTGGTTTACGATTCGGTCAACGTCATCGTCGGTGTACTTGAGTTCGGGCTTGGGTTCGGGCTCGGCCTTCGGCTCCTCCGTAGTGGCTTCCGTCTCCACGACTGCCTGCTCTTCTGCCATGACTTCCTCTCTCCCGACCGTCTAGGGTGGTCGGCGTGCCCTTTTCCAGACCTTTTAGCGTCATGCCTGCCTGGACGTGGACATGTCTAGCTCCCGCTAGTGCATGCCTCGAGGATTGCTTGCATAGCTTTCTCGCTCGGTCTCCCGACTGAGCGGATCAGCGTCGTTCCCTTATCAGTCACCGTTATCGTCGGGAGCTTGTCCACTCCCGCCCTCCTCGCGTCGGTCGGTCTCTCGTCTATGTCGATGGTCTCGACCTCCGCGCCCGTGGCCTCGATTCGAGGCACGTCTTCGCGCATCGTCGCTCGACATGGGCCGCACCAGTCCGCGTGCCACACGGTCACCTTCATTCGGTTGTCCTTTACTCTGAGAAGTGCCTTGCCGCTATCTCCGCCCGCTTGGAATCAATCTGCGCGAAAGCCCATGCCTGCCAGTCATCGACCGCTGGATTGACCTGGCACCTACACCTGGGATGGATGGGCGGGTAGTTGATTCCAGGTGATTCATTGTCGAAGCTCACCGGGTTGCTCTGTGTCTCCGATGCGATTGAGCGGCATTCATCACACACGCGAGAGTCACCCACCGTCTCTAGGTAGTAGCTCTCGAATCCCTCGCGTTTGAACTCGTCACCCTGGACCTGCCTAGCGACATAGGTCCCCTCCGTGTAGACCAGGCGGGTGAGGCTTGACACCGGCACATCCACGAACCTGTGATGCAACGTCTCTCTGATGCTCGCGTATGAATCCCCGCGCGCGAATGCCTTGGCCATCTCGTCGTTCACCATGTCGGAGAGAGCTTGCGTGTTGCCCCAGACCTTCTGCGAATAGCTCTGACCACTGGACCAGGGGACGTTGACGAATCCCCTTATCGCCGCATCGTCGTAGATGGAGAAGCTATCACCGTGGCCCAACGCCTTGGCTACCGCGTCCGCCTGTTTCCTAGCGTTACTCTCGAAGTGTTCGTCCAGTCCGTCGGTCGCGTCTGCCGTTGCCTGCGCCATGTGGAGCCTGGCGCTGGCTTGCAGCCCTTCCAACCTGTCGAGCTTGTAGATGGACTTACGTATCTCCACAAGGTCAGCGTGTTCCGGGTGGAGGGCAGCGAACCTATCGACATCCCTCATGAGCAGGTCACGGTCTGCCGCGTCCATCGTCTGCAGGAGGTCGCGGTAACGGAGCACGTTGTCTGTGCCATAGCGTGAATAGTAGTCGGAGACCTGCCTATCGAGATCCGCTAGTTCTCGCTCGTATATCCTCGTCGCTCTCTCGGCCTGTCGCTTCTCGTCGCGCTCCATGGATGCGTCAGCCTCTTGGGCACGCCTGCCCCAGTACGTCACGTCTCGACCCTAGGAGGAGTCAGCGCCTGCGCCTGAGCGTCGGTCTCCTCCGCCTTCCGTTCTATCTCCTTGCCAGGGTCATCGACTATCGAGAGCACCGAGAGCTGCGTACGCTCGGAGGTGACACCAGAGAGGTTGTCGGCAATCTGCGATTCCTCGAGGAGGTTAGCCGGGAGGTTGCGGGTGAACTTGTAGCTCAAGCCAACCCAGGCATCATCCGATATCGGCGAGCCTGCGTAACCGGACACCAGTCTCCAGCGCCTTGCCATCCCTCGACGGAACTTCCGCTCCTTGGTCATGGCAAGGTCGCTCATTGCCTGGAGCCTGTAGCGGATGGCAATGCCAGAAGCGGTACCGAAGTCCTCGTCATCGATGTCGGCAACCATCGACAGCGAGAAGATGAGCTGTTCCAGCCTGTCCAAGAGATGCTCTTGCGTACCGTCCGAGTCGGGCTTCGCGAGGAATGCGACATCCAACCCTTCTGTGTCTCGTCCGGCGAGGTTGATGATACGTGAGTCCCTGAGGGTATCCAATGTGTCTGGGTCGAGCTTCGCTCCCAAGACCTTGAGGTATGCGTCGGCGTAATAGTCAACGTCGTTGGCCTTCTCGCTCAGAGCCTCGTTGTGAGCGTCGATGAGCGATAGCACACCCTCATATAAACCGCGCCTTTCCTCGTTGCCCACATACTCGGCAATCGGCACGTCAGGGTAGCCATGGGCAATAGGGTCACCGAACTTGACCCACCCCTGCATCTCGAATGGCGTTTCGTACGTAGAGTCATACAGCGTGCCTCGGATCGCGTCGGGTTTGTTGTCGAACCGGTTCACGTCGGGCCAGAACCTGACCGCTGCCAGGATGTCACCGGATACCGTGTCATCTCTTATGAGGAAGCATTGCGTCGGCGGGACCACAGAGCTACGTGGCTTCGCATCCGCATCACGCCACATGAGTTCGTAAGCCGTCCCGTATATGTCGCTCGTCTTGCCAAGCTCGGCATCGAGGTCATCGGAAGTATTGACCGCTTCCCATTGGGCGAGGAAGTCAGTCACGGCCTCATCGTCTGACATGACCTTGACCGGGATGCCTAGGAAGTAGCCGCCCATCGTGTCGGTCAATTGCTTGGCATAGTTCGTAACCAACCTGTTGTCAGGCTTCCACTTGTCTTTCGGCAGCTTATGCAGGATCTTGTAATCGCCTTCGTAAGCTCGCTCCAAACGGAACAATCTCTCTAGGTGATAGCTCCGATAGTCGAAGAGCATCTCGGCCATCAGCTCGGCTGTCAGCTCCCTGTCAGAGGGAACGCGATAACCGCCGTCGTACTCGCTTCTCATATTCCCCTCCGAAATAGGTTGACCTGTACGGAATCATGAAGTCGGATGGCGCTCGCCAGGGAGTCAGGCGCATCATCATGAGCGGAACCTTCCGCGTATCCCATTACCTGGTCCCAGTACTCGGCGCTCGCGTCATCGCCGCTCTCGTATCTATGCATGTGCGGCCATTCCCCTCGCGCGTGAGTGGAGATCTTCACGAACTTGTTCTCACGTTCCTGGTACGTGTGAGTGGGAAGCCCCTTGTCCTCTAGCTTGTCGGCTAGGTAACCCTTGTCTGCGTTGCGCTCGAGATGGACCGTCCCCAGCCGAAGCCTGTCGTGCAACTGAATGATGTGCTCGATGTGCTTGTCCACGTGGCTCGAAGGCCACAGCTCGCCGTGAACATAGGGCTCGCCATCGTGCCATGCGATGCACGTGAGCGCCGTGCCGTCATCGCCACCATATGCCGCGTCGATGTGCATGATGCCGTTGTAGAGAAGCTCCTCGTCTGAGAAACCGGTAGGCTCGCCCTTGAGCAACACTCCCTCATCGGCCACGTGCCTCAACTCGTAGTTCGCAGCGAAGAGAGAGCGCGTCATCGAACGCTTGAGTTCGTCGGCCTGCTCTTGCGTGACTAGTCCGGTCTTGTCCCAAGGCCAGCGCTCGGCCTCAGGCATCAGGGTCTCTATCGCGTCATCCGGATGCCATGGTGTGCCGGTATTGACTATCCTTCCTCCACGGTTCCGGACGTTCTGCAGCTCTCGGTACACCTGTTTGGTTCGCTCGCGCTCGGCCCTGCTCACCCGGTCCCTCACAGTCACGATGTCATCCGTGATGATGAGGTCGGCGTGCTTGCCCGTGAGAGAACCGTTTATCCCGTAGCCGGTAACCTGTGGGCTTCCCGCTGGGTTGGTCGCAAGGTTGGTGGAGAGGGATGTCTGCGAGGCTACCGTTATCTCGGCTGGCGAGTGGTAGATGATTCGTGACAACTCCCGCCCCGCATCAGACTCGAGCATCCGTCTCACGGCACCCATTACCTCAGCGACATCAGCCTCCGTCTTTCGTAGGAATAACAGCGTCCGCATCGGGAAGACGAGCATATGAAGGAAGATGGCCACCTCGTCGGCTGTGGTCTTCAAACCGCCACGATGCGCGAGGATGGTCTTGTCCCCCTTGCCGAACGCTATCTGACTGATCCACCGGTCATGCAAACCGTCGACCATCAAGTCGAATCCCATCAGGCGGGCGAGCTTGGCCGGGTGGTCATGGACCAGGCGGGCAACTCCCCTAAGTCTCCCCAAGTCCGTCGATCTCGTCTCTGAGCGCATCGGCTGCCTCGCTCCTCGGCATGGTGACCTCCATCCTCTGCTGTGGGGACTGGCCAGAGGTATCGCGCACGAATTCGGCAGCGCGTATGTCTCCCTGCTCCGCCTTCGCTAGCATCGTCAAGAGTATGGATTCAGCCACCGTGACGTTCTTACCTTCCGCGCCCTCGAGGGACCCTACGTTTGCCTGTCCACCCGGACGTAACGGCATCTCGAGGAATCGCGCGAGGATGTCACGCATCTGCGCCCGCTCATGCCTGGCCTTACCGGAAGCCTTGCCCGCCTTCTTGGCGTTTTCTCGTCGTTGGCTCGGTGTCAAATCCTTAGGCTTGATAAGGTTCTCATCATTCACGTGACACCTCCCAACCATCGTCTCGCGTGACGGTAGCCTCTGATGAAGGCACCGTCCCTGTGATGCTCGATTACCTCGCCGTCCCTGTGGTCAACGAGAGATACCACCGGATAGATGACCGGCCTTCCTATGAGGTTGCGCCATGCATCACCTATGACGAAATCAGCTGCGCCTTGTGCCGTGCACTTTGTTAAGACTGCATCTATACGTTTGGTCGGGAGTCCGTAGCTCACCCCGTGGACCAGGCGGTTGAGCACGATTGAGTCATCCCCTGACTCATCGGCCTTTTGTATCTTGATGTCTATGGTGTCCATGTACTGAGGTGGGCGCGCGGTACCCAAATAGAAGCTTATGAGGTCATCGGGGCAACGCCTGAACCATGCCTCCGCATGCTCCCGGAAGTCATCGCATGGGATGGCATCGTCCTCCATCACGACCAGATAGTCGGCTCGGCTGGTGGCCCCGAAACCCAAGGCTCGCAGATGGTTGTAGAGCGCGCCCGAGTGGTTGCCGTCTATGAGGACCTCGTCGCCACCTACCTTCGCGGCAAGCCTTAGGGCCATCTCCGCGCGCTCGGGCACAGCCACCACGACTATCGCGATGTCCGTCGCTCTCACCTGCCTAGGTTGTAACGAGGCATCACACGCTAACTAGCCGGATGGCTCTGCTTCCAACGTGTGTACCTGGCATCATTTGCGAAGAGGTTGCGTCCGTACTTGGCGTTGAAGTGCCTGACCGCAGCCCACGTGTACTTGCCTGACTTGTCCGCCTGGTCGTCGCCCATCGTCTGCGAACGGAGGTGACGGACGTGCGCACCTGGCACGGCCATAGGCTTTACGCCTGCGGCGACCGCCTGCTCGATGGTACTGTTGTCTGCGCACCAGCGCGGGTAGTCCTCGTCCCATCCGCCTACCTTGTCCCACAGCGTGCGCTTTGCCATGAAGCACCAGCCCGCGAGGTGCTTGCTGCAGACGGTGCCCTGCTCGTTGCCTCGTATGCCGGACTGCCTGCGGTCCGTGGCGTCCACCGGGCTCACGAGGTCGTGCCTCGCGGCGAGCAGCGCGTCGAGCCAGCCCGGCTGGAAGACGAGGTCGTCGTTGGCGAAGAGAATCCACGGGGCCTTGCCGCACCTCGCCCCTGCGTTCAGCGCCTTGTTGAAGTTGAACTCTGTCAGCGGTGTCGGCAGCGTGATGGCGTCCGGATGCCTGACTCCCTCGGCCTGCTCCACCACGACGACGTTTACCACGTGCTCGCCCGCACCCGCCCGCAGCGTCCGTATCGTCTCGTCGCACATCTCGCGGAGCGCCTCGGTGTGCGACCATGCCGGTATGACCACGTCCACCTCGGGCGGCTTCGTTGCCCTGCCGATGCGCGAGCGCGCCTCCGCTGCGGCCTTCGTGTACTGCGTCTCGGTCGTGGCCGTCGAGCTGTCGTAGTGGTACAGCGTACGGGCG